AGCTTCGAGAACACGCTTATCATCAGCCGTCAGAACGGCAAGTCGGCTATTCTCGAAGTCCGCGAGCTGGCGGGAATGTACCTGCTGGGCGAGGGCCTTGTCATTCACACCGCCCACGAGGTAAAAACCTCCCAGGAACAGTTCCTCCGGATATCCAATTCCGTACTCCAGAACCCGGCGCTGTCCAAGCGGCTCAAGGGAAAGCCCCGCGCCAGTCACGGTGAAGAGGCAATCGAGCTGCTGCCCACGCCGACGCTCATCCTCGGAGCCGGGAACAAATGGGTGCACAGGTCCGTAGCCAGCCGCCTGCGCTTTCTCGCCCGGTCCCGTGGCTCTGCCCGAGGCTTTTCCTGCAACTGCCTGATATATGACGAGGCCATGATCCTGGCCGCCGAATCTGTCGGCGCGTCGATGCCTACCATGTCCGCGATGCCCAACAGCCAGATGTGGCTCGCGGGCTCGGCCGGAATGGAAGACTCCGAACAGCTCGCGCGCTCGCGCCGCCGCATCGTGCACGACACCAAAGACCTGTTCGGCGCTGAATGGTCGGTCACCCCCCACCTGGCAACCTGCCCCGTTGACCGGGAGCGGGGCCGCGCCACGAATAACTACGTCGTATGCGACGCGCACGATGACCGCGACGTTCCCAGCTCGTGGGCCAAGGCCAATCCCGCCTTCGGCTACCGCCTGTCCAGCGAGTTCACGGTGAACGAGATGGTCACGCTGAGCACCGTCGAATTCGACCGCGAGCGCCTGGGCATCGGCCAGTGGCCTGCGGAAGACGAGGCGTGGCGCGTAGTCAGCGAGGATCTGTTCAGGTCCCTGACCCTGGAAAACCCCGGCAACATCCCCAAAGGCGGCCAGCTCAGCTTCGCCATCGACGTGGACGACGACGGGGCCAACACCACGATCGCGGTGGCATGGATGCACAAAGACGGCTTCATGGTCACGGAGATCCCGAAGAACTGCGCGCGGCCGGGCACCAACTGGAGTGTAGAACGCCTGGAACAGCTCGTGAACAAGTACAGGCCCCTGGCCATCGTCGCGCCTAAGAGCGGCCCTGCCGCCGGCATCGGAGACGACCTCGAAAAGCTGTGGCCCAAGCACCACAAGTTCAACACGAAGCTGATCCGTCCCGGCCCCGGTGACGAAGCTGCGGCGTTCGCGTGGTTCATCCAGCAGTGCCACGACGAAGACAAGCCCCTGCGTCACCTCGGGGAAGAACGCGGCTACAAGCTCTGGCACGCGGTGGCCACGGCTGAGACCCGCGTCATGGGCGACGGCGGGAAGACATGGAGTCGCAGGGACAGTACCACAGACATCACGCCGGCCACGGCTTGCAACCTCGCGGCGTGGGGCCTGAACAAGAAAATCCGTAACTACGACCTCCTCGCTTCGGTTCGCTAGAATTACTGTGACGAACAGGAGGCTCATGAAGCCGTTCAAACTGCGCCGCCGTCTGGCGCTGATATCAACAGCAGGGTTGCTGTGTGCGGGGGTGCCGGCCATGTCCGTGTTCCTTGCGCCTGCCGCGCACGCGGCTACCTGCACCATTACCCAGGATGCATCCACTCCAGCTCCGGTCACCAGCAGCAACGGGTCCGGCACGCTGACTACCGCAAGCTTCACCCCGCCCGCCGGCTCGCTGCTCGTGCTAGAGGTAGGCGCTGACGCCGGGGCGCTCCCTACGATCTCGGCATCCGACACCGCCGGGCACACATGGACGCTGGACAAGTCAGCGCAGAACAGTAACGCTGACACGGCAAAGATCTACACGGCTCCCGTGCCGTCCAGCGGCGCAACGCAGGTCAAGGTTGTCGTCGGCAACACGGGCGGCGCGTACTCGGCGCTGGAGAGCGTTCAGGTGCTGGACGGTACCGCGTCAAGCCAGTCCGGGGCGGCTAGTTCCAGCGCTATCGGGTCAGGCACCGGCCTGTACCACGGCATCACGACCACCACGACGGGATCGTGGGTCGTAGCTGCGGGCAACGCCAACCACGCTGAATCGTCCGTGACCCCGCTGTCCACCACTTCAACCTTGAAGTCGTTCAACGACACCGGCAACGGTGACCTGTCGATCTCGGGTAAGCAGGCCAGCGCGACCGGCACTCCCGGCACGGAGAACATCGGCTGGAACCTGGGCACGTCAACGCAGCTAGCGTTCGTAGGCCAGGAAATCCTCCCGGCGACTAACTGCGGCGGCACGGCTCCGGCGGTTACCACCACGGCAGCTACCGGCGTCACGTCTTCGGGCGCGACGTTGAACGGAACGGTCAACCCCGAGGGCGCGGCAACCACCTACCAGTTCCAGTACGGTCCTACGACGAGCTACGGGTCTGTTGCCCCGGCTTCGCCCGGTTCGGCTGGCTCGGGCAGTTCATCGGTGAACGAGTCGGCTGCGGTCAGCGGCCTGTCGGCGTCAACGACGTACCATTACCGGCTGACGGCTACGAACGCCACCGGCACGACCAACGGGTCTGACCAGACGCTCACAACGTCGGCAACAGGGTCTACGCACTTCATGGACTTCGGTCCTTCGGCGGCGTGCCCTGACGGGTCGGGAACCGGCTGCGGCAGCAGTCCCAACACCTACCCGCTGTCTGCCTCTACGTGCGCGAACTCCATCGTGCCGGACAACACGGAGCGCATCCCGGAAAACGCCACGCAGAACGCCACGACCGGGCCGTCCAGCGTCTCGGCAGCCAACTACGGGCCGTGGACCGACAACACCGGGGAACCGCAGATGATGCGGGACATCCAGGCTGCGTCGGGCCAGTACACCGGAACCACCGACAACATCCTCGAATGGGCCGCGTGCTCCGAGGGGTGGAACGAGAACTGGCTGCGCGCCGAGGCGGTCGTGGAATCGTCCTGGCAGCAGTCAACACAGGGCGACAGCGGCTGCTCGCAGGGCATCCTTCAGGTCCGCGCATGCCAGAACCCGCCTGCTACTCTCAACGACGCGTGGGGCGGCTACCCGCTGACGCACAACTCCACCGCGTTCGCGGCCGAGATGCAGGCAAGTTACCTGAGGGCCTGCTTCGACGGATCGATCGATTACCTCTACCCGTCCGGGCAGACGGTGTCCTCGATCGCGGCGGCTCACGGCGGCGGGACCAACCCGACCGGCGCTGGCTGGCAGTACGTGGCCTGGGGCTGCGTAGGATCGTGGTTCTCCGGTGACTGGTACTCCAGCGCCGCGCAGAGCTACATCAGCCAGGTTCAGTCTGACCTGACCAACCAGAGCTGGAACGGGCTCAGCTAGTTAACTAAGAAACCGGCTTCGTCATGCGGCGAAGCCGGTTTCTTTTGTCCTCCGTCAGTCCCAGGAGAAAGCACGGACAAGCATGACTACGATTCCTGCCGGGATGGCAAGCGGCCACACCAGCGGAAGCAACTTCACGTACCAGCGAGGCTCGCTGTCCATGTACAGGACTTGAAGGATCAGGCAGCTAGCGATTACGCCGATGGACCATATGATGCCGAGTGTCACCCAAAGCCAGGTGAAAGTCAGGTGCAACGTCATAGGTAGATCTTCTTCTCCGGGTTCCCGACACGGCAGTCGATCTCGTAGCGGTCCCCGCCTTCAGGAACGCCGCCGATGACGACTTCGTAACCGGGACAGTCTGCCAGCAGATCTTGCACGAGCTGCGCGAACTCTTCGATCTTCATGACTAGTTAAACATATCAACGCGACATCTTGTTCCTGGTGGACCTGCCCCGGATCGAACGGGGGTCCGGTGTGCTTCCGCGTGCGGCTTTATCGCACCGTCGAAACCATTCCAGGCCCTAGACTCCACGTGGTAAGCACAGTAGTCCCGGCGGGAATCGAACCCACGACCTTTCGCTTAGGAGGCGACCACTCTTTCCTCTGAGTTACGGGACTATGGACGGCAGTACAGGATTCGAACCTGCGTGACTAGGGTTGCAGCCTAGCGCCTAACCTCTCGGCCAACCACCGTGGTATCCCTGCCGGGAGTCCAACCCGGTATCCGAACTTCGGAAGATCAGAACCCGTTGCGCGAGCAGGGACAGTACTGGCAGCAGGAGTCGAACCTACAGAGCCGAAGCGACGGGTTTACAGCCCGCGATGATCGCCAATTCGTACCAGCATGGAGGGTCGTGCGGGAGTCGAACCCGCTCCTACTTGGGTCACAGCCAAGTCTCGCAACCGTTTGAGTTACGACCCGGTACCTCGTGACAGAATCGAACTGCCGTCCTGTGGGTGTAAACCACTCACTCTTCCGTTGAGCTAACGAGGCTTGACGAGGTGTTATCAGTCAGAGATGCCTCCCCCTCCTATTACCGATACTAGGAACGCGCCTCGGTACCACGGCTCAGTATTGCCGACAGGACTCGAACCTGCACAGACTGGTTTCGTAGACCAGTTCCTTATTCCATTTGGATACGGCAACGCGGCTACGGCGGGACTCGAACCCGTACCCTCCACCTTGACAGGGTGGTGCATTATTCCAGTTTTGCTACGTAACCATGCTCACGGGAACCCTTTTTATAGTCCCAGGCCCGTGCTAGAGACTTGCTGACTAAGTTGGATTCGAACCAACACCTAGAGGATTAACAGTCCCCTGCTCTGCCGGTTAAGCTACTAGCCAATGGAGGCCCGGAAGGGATTTACTTCTGCCGGGACAGAAGAGTGGCGGGGCTGGGAATCGAACCCAGAATCTCCAGGCTTATGAGGCCGGTAACTTACCGTTTGTCCACCCCGCAGTGACCCAGGTGGGCTTCGAACCCACTACCCTCGGCTTGAAAGGCCGATGACCTACCAGTTTCTCCACTGGGCCATATTTAGTTTACGGCAGCCGAGTCAGGTTCATACTCCCCAGTAACCACCCGAACGCCCTGTTGGCTACCCGGCTGCCGTAGTGCTCGTACTGGGATTTGAACCCAGGATCTCTGACTTGAGAGGTCAGCAACTTTACCGGCTTGTCCATACGAGCATAGCACAGCGCCAGGGAATCGAACCCTGTTTCCGGAGCTTAGAAGGCTCCTGCGTATCCGTTACGCGCTGCGTGCCCCTGCAAGGATTCGAACCCTGCTCCACGGATTAAAAGTCCGCTGCATCTACCGCAATGCTTCAAAGGCATCGTACCGTAGGCGGGACTCGAACCCGCGATTGTCCCGTTATGAGCAGGGTGCCTTAACCAGCTTGGCCACTACGGAGTACCGACCCTGAGAGTTGAACTCAGCACACGGGGCTTATCAGGCTCCGCGTATCAACCGGATATCCGATCGGCTTGTCTAGGCTGCGAGTAGTTACACCACTTAACTTGCCCGCTATTACCAGGTTGTCGGCCCAGAGGAAGAAGGACGAGTTGAACGCCATGGTGATTAGCCACGCTCCGCTTTCGAGGCGGTCCCGGACCCGGCCCGGTTCATCTTCCATAATGCAGTCTGCTGGGCGAACTCCCCAGTCTTTCCAGCTTCGCATGCACGTGCCCCGGTTTGGTAGGAACGTGGATACAGGCCGCTGCCGTGCCCAGCGGAAGACAGAGTACTCGAAACTCAGGGTAGTTAGCCCCCAATCCGGTTCCAGCGGATGCCCGTCCCTGCCGGGTTTATCTCCCATAAATGCAGGCAGCTCGTACACTATACTTCGCAATGTTTGAACCGGGGAGCGTTTCATCGGGTGCGGTTTTCTTCTCCCGAGACCTGCAAGCCGAAGGTAGAGTACTCGAAACTCAGGGTGATTAGCCCCCATCTCGCTAGCAACGAGCGGCCGGCCCTGCCGACTTTACCTCCGATAAATCCGGTCGCTTTTTGATTGTAGGCCCATATAGGGACACTCAACGCGGAAGAACCGGAAGCAAACCGCCGTATCCGGTGAGGGATTCGAACCCTCAGCATCACGCCTCCTCAAGGCGAGTGGTCGGCCGTTGCCTAACCGGACGTGCGCCAGGATGCTTGCACCAGCAAGGAATCGAACCCAGCCTCCTGACTTAGGGGATTTGCAACTCCCCTCGTGCGGTAACCGAGGATCGAACTCGGACCCCGAACTTGGCAAGCTCGGATGATAACCATTTCACCATTACCACATGAACGGTGTATTTCGACCCCCGCGCCGCCACGGTATATTCCTGCGGTTCATGACGCCGCATCCGCGTCCGGATTCGCTCCGCATTCGCCGGCAAGAGCCTTTGCGCCAGAGCTTTCGGAACCGAGCCTACTGTCGGATTCGAACCGACGACCTGTGCCTTACCATGGCACCGCTCTACCACTGGAGCTAAATAGGCATGGAGCCTCCACCAGGTGTCAATCCCGGCTAGAAATCCGTACAAAGGAATCCTGGTCGTCGGACCCAGAGGCGTGTTATAGGGCGAGCAAGTTTTTGTCACCGGCTGACGGTCGTTAATCCGTCGTTTAAACCGCCTAGGATAAATCCATTTCGGGCGATCTGTTGGCAACGATAACCGATCACATCCGGCTCGCCTTTGTACCCCTATCGGGATTCGAACCCGAAGCATCAGGATTTCTGAGACCCTGTGGTCTGCCAGTTGCCTAAAGGGGCATGAAACCCCGTTATTTATACAGCGCATACGGGACTGAGCGCTCGCTTCCGCGCCTAGATTCGAACTAGGACCAAAGGGGTCAGAGCCCTTTATTCTGCCAATTAAACTAAACGGAATTAGTTGCGTTTTTATACAGGTCGCACCCCCTGTGGTACGCGAGGCGGGATTCGAACCCGCACATCCCGATTTTTGAAATCAGAGCAGTCTGCCAGTTGCAACTCCACTCGCGCAAAGTACGTCCCCAGGGATTCGAACCCTGATCTCACTGGGTAAGAGCCAGTTACTTTAAACCGTTAAGCTAGAGACGCATGTCCGGGGATATCTTTTTTCAAGCGGCACCAGCCAATGGTGATCCCCGTGTTACCCCTGCTGCCGCAGGACCGCTTTTCGAGCCAACCATCGGATTCGAACCGATAACCTGCCGATTACGAAACGGCTGCTCTAGCCATTGGAGCTAGGCTGGCAATGGGGTCGGCCCGGTTGGGGGCTAAGCCTTATTGAGGCCGACCTTGAAGGGCAGACGGGATTCGAACCCGCAGTACCAGTTTGGAAGACTGGGAGTTTAACCGTTAACTAACTACCCCGTGGGAACAGAAGGAATCGAACCTCCGCACATCGGGCTTCAACCGATTGCTCTGCCTACTAAGCTATGAACCCATGTGCCACTTTTAAGGGCCACGGCAGTGGCGACCGTGCGGCCGGACAGCCTCCTGGACTGCCGCCCTAGTCAGATGCCCCAGAGTCGAACTGGGTTTCTCTTGCATCCCGAGCAAGCAGATTACCGTCTTCCTCGCACCTGTTGAAGGGGAAAACCACGGTGGCCACCGTAGCCTCTCGCCACTCCCCTATGGCGTCCGGCAGCCGCCTCGCGATGGCTTCTGCCTAAACGCTCTCCGGTACCGCTACGTTCACCGCTCTACCGATTGAGCTACACCCGTTTGTAAACAGGTACCGGGACTCGAACCCGGATCTGGTTCCCTACACGAACCTTCAAGCATCTGTCTGAGTGGCAGGATTCGAACCTGCGACCGCTCCCGTCCGAGGGGACCATGCAACCAAACTACACCACACCCAGTCGAGGGCTTACGCTACGCGGACCTGGCAGGTGACTAAACCTGTGGTCTCCGTTTCACGGCTGGGGGAAAGCCTACTGAAACCCTTTACCCAGCTTTATCCGCTACCCTCAGGGAGTCACCCCCTACTCTCGCAGAATTTTAATCGCAAGCGTGCCACCCAACATACACCTGCCCAAGGCACGAGGCGATGGGGCGGGACTCGAACCCGCGTCTTCCTGCTGGCGACGCTTCCTACGTATCAGGCACCGCTAAGTCGCGGGTTACGGATTCTAACCGTTATTACGTCGTTGTGGAGATGATGGGATTCGAACCCACATGTGACTGCTTGCAAAACAGTTGCTTCCCTGTCATGCCACATCCCCAAGTGGGAAACCGCGCCTTGTTCGCGAAATCCCAGAAGGCTTGTCAACGGTGCTAAGCGGTTGCCAGTATGTCGGCGTTCGCCCTCCGAAGACCATGCAAGGTGCCTTCGAGCTACGGAGTGGAGTCCGTAGCCCTGTGTTCGTAGTCGTTGGCTGGAGTCCGCCGACCACGAAGCTTTCATGCTTACCACTGTGGAGTTATCTAGTAACCAGTCCGTACACATCGCCGCCCGCTAGGGTTTTGGTAGTGGGACAAGCACGCCGCCGAGGAATTGAACCCCGTCCCTCAGATTTGGAATCTGATGTGCTCCCGTAACACTTGCGGCATATGGAGTTGTTGTCTTTCGTCCTCTACAACGAAGGCCCCGTCCCGGTTATTCCCGGTGCGAGGCCCTAGTTTGAGAAATTTCCTCGCCC